ACGGGTATTAAGTTTACTGATAATAGTGGTAACGCAAAATTATATTATGTTGGTAGTGGAAATTATTTTTATACAGACGCTCATAGGCTTGGTATAGGAGATATTACAGCGCCATCTGTAGCGCTTCATGTGGTAGGTACAGATAATGTAAGTTCAAGATTTATATTTACAAAAGATTTAACCACAGATAAAATATTATTTGGTGGTGCTGACCACGATGATTTTGATACTTTTGTAGGTTCTTCAAGCAATCACTCATTTACTATAACTCAAAACGGGGCAAAAGCTATAACAATAGACACCTCTAAAAACGCAACTTTTGAAGGTTTTGTAAAAGCACCGTTTTTTACAACTGATGGTGGTAGAGGATTTAAACAAGATAGCGTTGCTTTTGTAAGTACATATTCAGATGGTGGTGATGCTAACGCTGCTAATGATATTGGTTCTAATTCAAATAAATGGAGAGATGGTTATTTTTCTGGCACAATAAATACAGGTAGTTTAAATGTAACAGGTGATATAACACAGACTAATTCTACTTCAATTTTTTCTAATGGAGCATATTTAGAAATTGGAACAGGCGCAAGTAACACAGCACAAATTACATTTAATGCTGATTATGATGGTGGTCAAACTGCAACTTACACTCCTCATTATGCTGGTGCTGCTAGTGCAGGTATGTCAATAATTAAGATGCCAAGTGGTGGTGTAGGTGGTTTAGAATTTTATGTAAAAAAACATGGCACAACTGGAGGTTCTCATGATTTAAGTACGTTTAATAAAATACTTAATTTACATCAAGATGGTGTTGCAACTTTTTCAGGAAATATACAAGCAGATTATCAATTATTAGGTAGAGCTTTTAGAGGTGCTGATAGAGGTGAATTACATCTTAATGGTACTGGCACTGATGATGTTGCTGAAATATTTTTTGGTCATGGTAGTGGTTACACAGAAAATAATATAAGATGGGCTATAAGTGATAGAGGTACTACAGATGGTAACTTAAAGTTTTATAGAGGTCCAGCTAATGGTGGCTTTCAAGAACAACTTACTTTACATAAAAATGGTTTAGCAACTTTTGGAGGGCAAATAAACGCTATTGGTGGAAGTGTAGGCGCTCCGTCTATAATTTTTGAAGGAGATACAGACACAGGTTTTTATCATGCTTCATCAAATGCAATAGACATCGCAACACAAGGTGCGCATAGAGTACGTATTAATAATACAGGAGTTGGTATAGGAACAAATAACCCTTTAGGTAAGCTCCACGTTTACAATACGTCAGAAACCTCAGATAGAGATGGAACTGCCACTCAAACAGCTAGTGGGCAAGACAGTATTTTACTTTATGGTCATGGTGGTTTTGATACTAGAACATATGGAGGTATTACTTGGATGGGAGGTACTTCTAGAAGAAGAGCAATGATTACCGCTGTTGCTGAAAATAACGATTCTGATTTTGTAGGATTAGCTTTTTATACTCAAGGAACAGATGGTTCTGGTGATTTTGCAGAGTCACTTAGAATATCACACAGTGGTAAAGTTGGAATAGGAACGTTATCACCAGGCTCACAACTTGAAGTTAAAACATCTGGCTCAAATTCAGTTTTAGAACTAGATAATTCAGATACAAATTATACATTAACTCAATATAATGCTCAAGGCGCTACAAAAGGATTTAGTGGTTTTAATTCCTCATTTATGTTTTTTGGTGGCGAATCTGGAATAGATACAAGACTACAAGCTGGTGGTCAAATCGCACTTACAATTAATAATTCCACGCGGAATATTGGTATTGGAACAACTTCGCCTCAAGATAAATTAAACGTACACGACAGCTCTGCTAGTGCCAATTTAGGTATTAAGATAACAAGAGGCACTCAAACTCACGGATTAAGATTAGGGGTTAATGATTCACACGCTTTTTTATGGACTGACCAAAGTCAAAATTTAGCATTTGCTACAAATGATACAGAAAGGCTCACAGTAAAATCAGATGGAAACGTAACCATGCAAACAGATGGTATGCGTCTTAGAATAGGTGCAAATTCTATTGGAGCTGGTTTAAGATTTGGTGCAGATAATGACAATAATTCTATACTTTATGCGTCAAATGCTTTTATATTTAGTACGTATCAAGGAAATGGGTATCAATGGAAACATAGTGGCACAGAGAAAATGCGTTTTGAAACTGATGGTGACCTTCATGTTGATGGTGATGTTATAGCATACTCTACTACAGTATCAGATAAAGCATTAAAAGATAACGTATTAACATTAGAAAACTCCTTAGATAAAGTAAGCAAACTTAGGGGGGTTGAATATACGTGGAACGCTACATCAAGAAAAGGACAAAAAGATATAGGGGTTATAGCACAAGAAGTAGAAGAGGTTATACCAGAAATAGTAAGGGAAAAGAAAATGGCTTTAATAGAAGGAGGAACATATAAGACAGTTGATTATGAAAAATTAACTGCGGTGTTGATAGAAGCTGTAAAAGAACTTAAAGGAGAAGTAAAAGAACTCAAAAAAAAACTAAATAAGTAATGCCAACATTTGCAGAAAATTATAGAGCAGCAGATTTAACATTTGATGATAATGGTATTTATTGGGTCAATCCCGAAAACGATGAAACTTACCAAGTAATGATGGATTGGGAACAACCTATAATGGATAAAATGGCAGAGCTTTGTGTGAGTGAAGGAGATGATGTATTAGAGATAGGATTTGGTATGGGTATATTATCTGATGCAATACAGTTAAAAAAACCTAAATCACACACTATAGTAGAGTGCCATAAAGATATTATACCAAGACTTAAAGAATGGGCAAAAGACAAACCTAATGTAACTATAATAGAGGGTTTGTGGATAGAGGTATTAGATAAGTATGGTAAATACGATTGTATATTACAAGACACTTATGGGGATGAGTATAGACACGCTTTAAGACCTTTAGTAGAAAGACATGCAAAATCTACTTGTAAAGTAACTTATTGGAATAATGATTCAGATTTAGGTTTTGATGAAGTAGAACATCATGAGGTTTCTATTAATCCCCCAGATAACAAATACTACACAAAAGATATATATAAAGTACCACTTGTAAATTATAAAGGATGACACTACCCGTATCAGGACAAATTTCTATGAATGACATTAATGTAGAACTAGGTAGAACTGGTACTACTGCAAATACATCTTTAAAAGAATTAAATGATGGTACTAATGGTACAATAAATGTTACTAATCTTAATGACAATAAACCCGATACATCAGCTCCTCATCAATTAAAAGAGTTTTTTTCTTACGAACATAGTGTTACGTTAGGAACTACACCTGCATCATTTAGTCAATTTTCAAGTGGTTCTCATAGTAGTGCAGGAACAATAACGGTTACACATGCAGAATATTCTACATTTTATGTGTCTTCAAAACCTAGTTGGGTAACAATTACATCTGGTAATGAAGGAAGTAGTTTAAAAGACACAGGAGATGGAACTGTAACATTTAGTGTTGCCGCTAATAGTGGTAGTGCTAGAAGTGGTAACATAGTAATTACATTTGATGTTGGAACAACTGGTGGGGGATTGGGTGATGCAAACACTACAACTACAAGATCTACAGCTGTAAGCCAAGCTGCTGCGTCTGGAGGCGGAGGTGGTGGAGGTGGCGGTGGTCGTGGTAATGCTGCTCCATAGATTACATAGTTGTTCTTGTAATAAAAGGTATTTAACCTTTTTAGGTTATTTTTGTTTAAATAAATAAATTTTTAAATTATGGCATTAGAAGGAGCATACTCTTGGAAAGGTATTGACATTGCAAAAGCATATGTTAAAATCAATAGTGTAAACTGGTCTTGCAATAGCAATCAAGTTACAAGTGAAAAAACACCTGCTAAATATAACGAAGACGGAACTTTAAAAAGTGAAGCTGTTATGGAAACTAAGTGGGTACAAAACTCTTATGGTAACTGGAATGCAAATGTATACAAAGACAAAGCATCTAGAGACAAAAATCCAAATGAGTGGATTTGTCAAGTAGGTGGTTCTGTTGAAATGGATACAAAAGCAACTGCTAAAAATCCAGTTGTACAGGCATATACTGCAATGAAAGCAGACGATACTTGGAAAGAGTACAAAGACGTTTAGTAAATGAACAAAGCTGAGAAAGATAACTTAAAGTTAATTGAGTATCAGGTTGAACAAATATTTGTAGAAATAAAAGCTATAAAGCAAAGTAACGATGTTGCCCATAAAGAGGTAAAAGACGACTTACGTTTTATTAAAAAGAATTTGTTTGACCCAAAGGAAGGGTTATGGTCTGAGGTTCAAGCAAACACAGAATTTAGAAAAGACACTACTAAGTGGAGAACGGGGATTGGTTTAGGTGTCTTTGGTTTAATAGGTAAATACATATACGATATATTTAGATGAAGCAAATAGAAGAACTAGGAGATAAAACAATAGGTATTGATATAGATGGCGACAAAAAGCCAGATTTTAAAGTTGATGTTAAAAGCATTGCTATCGTTATAGGATTTATTATATCTGGTACTATGGGCTATAATAATCTCAAGCAAGAGATAGAATTAGCTAAAGAACTACCTGCTTATGAAGTAAAAGAAACTTCTGATGGATTATTGCTAAAACAAAAAGTACAATACTTAGAAAAAGAAATTGAAAAGTTAGAAGACAAAGTAAACGACCTAGAAAATAAAGTATACAAAAGATGAAAAAATTAATTTTAATTATATTTTTATTGTTTGGATATACGGGTTATAGTCAACGTGCTAGTAGTAATCAAAAAATAAGAGTTGTTCAAATAAATGCAAAGTGGAATCAACAAAACACATTATACTTAGATAATTTAAAAGGTTGTAAATACGAGTACGCTTGGTTAGAAGAACAACCTAGTAACCTTAAAAGTCAAATTAAATCTGTTCCTGTCATATTAATTTGGTTAGATGGTAAAAGAGTACAAACTTATCAAGCTGGATTAGATTTTAAATTACCCGTAACAAAAGACAATATACAAGAATATATAAACCAACTTAGAAAATAATGACAAAAATTAACGAAGACACAGAAGTAAAATTAGACCTTAAAACAATTGGCTTATTAGTTGGCGGTGTAATATCACTAGCTAGTATGTGGTTCACCCTACAGGGAGAAATACAAGAACTTAATAATAAAATAGACAACTTTAGTAGTGAGGAGTTTGTTCAAAAAATGGAGTTTCAATTAAAAGATGAACTTGTAAGATCTACCATTATACAGATAGAAAAGTCAACTGAAGTTCTTAAAGAAGATATACTAGATAATAAAGAATCAATTAAAGAATTAGAAGATAAAGTGTATAAAAGATGATGTATATACTAGCATTTTTTTTAGCTCTTAATAACGTAACTATGAAAGTTACGGGGTTGGCTTGCAGTATATGTTCATTAAATGCTCAAAAGAATATAGAGAAAGTATACTTTGTAGATAAAGTAAATGTAGATATAGAAGAAGTAACTTTTAATATAGAGTTTAAAAAAGATCATTATGTAGATTTTTTTGCTATAGAAAACGCTATATTAGAAGTAGGATTTAATGTAGATAAACAATCTGTAGTTGTAGATGTAAAAAACACAAATGAGTTTTGGCAAAATAGTAACTACATAATTTGGAAAAACAATTAAGATGGCAAGTGCTAAGAAAACAAAACCTGCTCTTTGGAAAAGAATAGTAGCAAGTGTTAAAAGAGGATCTAAAGGTGGAAGATCAGGACAATGGTCTGCAAGAAAGGCTCAATTAGCAACTGCTAGATATAAGAAAGCAGGAGGAGGATATAGAGGAGCAAAATCATCAAAAAACAAACTAACTAAATGGTCTAAACAAAAATGGGATTATGTATCTAAAGGAGATGCAAAAAAACCTAGAGCTAAAAGAGGTAGGTATTTACCTGCTAGTGTAAGAAAAAGTTTGACACCATCTCAAAAAGCCGCAACCAATAGAAGAAAAAGAGCTGCAAGTAAAGCAGGAAAGCAAAGAGCTAAGTATAGTAAAAATGTAGCAAGAAAAGTAAGAAGAGCATGAAAGAGGAAGCGATGTTTGTACTATTAACAGTAGCTTGTATTTTTATTTTTTTTATAACATTAATGAATAAATATTTTAAAGATGAATAAGATAGGAAAGTTTTTTGATGAGTTAGATTTTGAAGAAAATGTACATTGGTTTATTATGTTTATAGCTGTGTTAGGCATATGTGGTGGCTTATATGGTAAATACAAAGCGGGTGAATTTAACAATCCCGAACCTCAAGAAATTGTAGAAGATTCATTATTATTACAGAAAGATAGTATATGAGAAAGAAAGATCCTAGACTAAAAAGAGCAGGTGTAAGAGGTTACAACAAACCAAAACGTACTCCTGGTCATCCTACAAAATCTCATATTGTAGTAGCTAAAGAAGGTAGTAAAATCAAAACGATAAGATTTGGTCAACAAGGTAAAAGAGTAGGAACTCTTTCTGGAACAGCTGGTAAACCAAAGAAAGGAGAATCTAGAAGGATGAAAATGAAAAGAAAGTCCTTCAAGGCTCGTCACGCAAAAAATATTGCTAGAGGCAAAATGTCTGCTGCTTATTGGGCAGATAAAGTCAAATGGTAATTTGTTCAATTAAATAATTAATCATGTTAGATAGAATTAAAAACTTAGACTCTATAAGGGCATCTTACGGGGTTGAAGCAGTCTTTTTACTAATAGGTATATGGTTCAATTGGAATCTTATATTATATGCATTAGTAATAGAGAACTTTATATCATTTATTATTGGCATATCAATAATAAAAGTAGTGTTGGAAAAATTAGGTGTAAGAAAAACATCTACAGTGCTACGCTAGGATAACTAAAATAAATTTATATTAGTTATCTTTACTTATAAAACAATCTAAATAATACAATTATGTTTGAAGAAAAAACAATGAAGGTTATAGACATTCAAGCTCTAGGAATAGCTTTGATGTCTTTTGAAAGAGCTGCCGAAGGGCAGGGAGTTAGTGCTAAATTAGGCTATAAAATGGCTAGATTTAGAGATGAAGTTGCTAAAGTTTCTGAAACTATTGAGAAGCAGAGGCAAGAGATTTTTAAGAAGTATGGTAATGAGAAAGATGGACAAGTGGAGATTCCTAAGAAAAACGTTGAGAAGTTTAACAAAGCTATCACAGAGTTTTTAAACCAGGAGGATTCAGTTAGAGTCTTATCAGAACCTGTAGGTATAGATGAATTTGGTGATGTTAAACTAGCACCAAGTTTTATGAACACGTTTAAAGAGTATATAAAAGAGTAAATGGCAATACTAATTGAGGACTTACATGACTTTATTAGAGGTACTATCAAAAAAAATTATGGGGGATTTGTTTCTCCTAATGATATAGATAGGGCTATCAATAGAGCTCAATTTGATTTGTTTGATCAATTAGTAAAAAATTATAAAAAAACAGAACTCTTTGATTACGATCATATATTCTTAAAACAAACTAATTTTACTTTAACATCGTCAGATAATGGAGAAAAAACATTATCTAGTATTGATGCTAACTTTATAGAAGCAATTACTTTTTATTACAAAGATTCAAGTAATAATTTACATGAAGGGAATTTGATGAAGTGGGATTCTTTCATTGACAGAAAGAATTCCTCTATCGTCCCTCCCGTTATTAATACAGCTACATCTGAATACAAACCAATAGCAACAATATATGATGGCAAAATTCAAGTAGCACCAAGACCATCTTCTGGTACATACAATTTCGTTTTATTGTATTTTAAAAAGCCTACTAATGGTGTATATGGATACACAGAAAGCAATGGCGTTATAACCCAAAATCAAGGTACAAGTACAGACCTTGATTGGGATGAAAGATCTTTTTCAGATATTGTAAATAGAGCATTGACATACTTAGGTTTTCCTATTAAAGATGCAGAGATTATACAAGCTGAAAGTATTATAGACAATAACCAAGTAAGAGATGGCAACAACTAAAAATAAAATAGTAGAACAGATCCAAAGAAACTATGCTAGGTATATTGATAAAGAAAATATACAAGGCACAAACGAATCTTTAGATAGTAGAGAACTACATATATTAGTTGAACAGGCTATAAATAAAATATTAAAAGTACAAACCTTTGAGAGGTTTCAAGAAGGTTATGTAGATATACCAAGATGCAATTTAATTAAATATGAAAATCAGAGTGTTACTGCCGATGCTACAAATGATAGGGCTTATGTTGATCTTCCTGCTATCCCTCTCAGTTTACCTAACGACATGGGCGTTTGGCAGGTTATTAGCACATCTAATCCACATAATCCGTACATTCCTATATCATCTCAAGACTTCCAAATAATGGGGGTTTCTTATGATACGGACACCAATGCACAAAATGCAGGTGTAAACTCATCGTATTTAGAACAACAAATAGGATATTATCTAGAAGGAAAAAGAATTTATTTTACATCAGATATAAGAACAGCTGGTGTAACACAAGTACATATTATTTTATTAGTAAATGATATGAGTAAGTTTGCAGGAACTGATTTATTACCTATCAATCCCGAAGTGGAATCTGATGTAATACAAGAAGTTCTAGGACAAATTAGTAATGGTAGAATTTCACAACAAGAATTAGCAGCTAAACATGAAAACGAGAACGCTTGATCATATAGTTAGAAACACATTGTTAGACTTGCAATTACCTTTGCATTATTATGTAAGGTTTTTGCATTATGGTATTAGATGTTTAGAGGAACTTAATTATGATATTCCTATAAATGTGAAGATTACTAAGCTTGATGTTACGTCTTATCAAAGAGCCATCTTACCTTCTGATTTCGTGGATGTTGTAGATGTAAGTGCTAAATATGGAGAACACTTATTGCAATTATCATTAGACCCAGAGCTAAACACTAATTACAATTATGAAGAAGGAACTACAACTAAAATAAAACATCCTGATCCTGCTCCTGTATCTTTTGATAATGAGCTTATTTATAGCACAGTAAATAATTTTGGACAATATAACGAAACAGGTGAAAACATTGGTAGACATTATGGATTAGCTGCCGATCAAAAACAATCTTACACTATAGATAAAATTAATGGTGAACTAGTATTTGATAATGCACTTTCTGTAGATGAGGTAACTGTAACTTATGTAAGTGATGGAATTACAACATCAAGTGCTAACACAGTAACACCATACGCAGAAGACACAATTAATAAATATATTAAATATCAAAGATCTTTGAATAGTAATGCTGCTGCTAATAAGATTGGTTTGTTAAAACAAGAGTTTGTACTTGCTAAAAAGAAATTGAAGAGTAGATTAAATGCATTATCATTCGCAGATATACTACGATCAATAAGAAGAGGTATTCATGGATCAATTAAAAACTAATGCAGAAAGAACAACTTTTAGCTTCAGGAGGACTCAACTTAGATGTGGAAGAATACTTCTTACCCAAAGGAGATTATATTGATGCAAAAAACATAGTTGTTGATGCGGGATTGAGTGGAGGACAAGGTACAATAAAAAAAATAGAAGGTATAAACTCCTTAGCATCATATACAGGTACAATAAAAGCTGCTTGTGAAGATGATAATATAATTTATTTTTTAACATCTGATTCTGAAGATGTTAAAATGTATAAATTAGTTGGATCTACGGCAACTGAATTATTTGATTACGAACATAATATAGAAGATTTATCAGGAGGATATGCTGCAAATGACTTTGATCCATTTTTAAAAAAAATAGGAGATGTTCTTGTTTGGAATTATGCTGAAGGTGGTATTCCTTTATATTGGCTTACAACAAGAACAGCAAACGGGACACATACATTAGCACAACTAAAACTAATAAAAGAAACTCCTAACTTTTCTTTAAGCGTACTTAAAACTATAAATAGTGCATCTGAAAATGATATTCTTTCTACGAATGATTTTCAGTTTGCTATGAGATATCAATATGATACTAAAGAGTATTCTTCATTAAGTAGTTTTTCTAAAGTATACAAAGCAGAACCTAATATACAAAAATATGTTATTAGTCATACCATATCTAACAAGCCTAGTTTTGTAGAGAAAATTTTTATATATGTAAGATTTGGAAATAATGGTACTTGGAGAAGAATTGAAACTATAGATATCACAAGTAGTAATTCTATAAGTTTTGATTGGAATGGTGATGTGTATGAATCACTTCCTGATACAATATCATCAAAACCTTTTGATGCAATACCAATCAACACCAAAGCCTTAGAGGTTGCAGAAAATAGAATATTACTTGGAAATAATTTAGATGATTATACTTTAGATAATACTAACACAATAGATATTTCTGTTCTAACAAATAATGGATATCAAATAAGCACAACAAATGGTAATATTAATACATATTTAAGTAACGATGTAAGTGATGCTAATAATGGTATTAATTCATCAGAAACATCAGGTGATACTCATTATCATCCATTTGCAAATAACTCTACATACGAAGTGGGTTATGCATTTTATGATGATAATATGAGAACTAGAGGCGTTGAAAAATCTACTACTTTTAAAACGGGTGACTTTGCATACGGATCAAACGGGATTGTTCCAACAATAAAACTAACATTTTCTAATAACGATGTAAGTACTTGCTATCCTAGTTGGGCAAAGTATGTACAAGTATTATATAGTAAAAATCTTAGTAAGTCATATGTCTTTGAAGGATATGCTTCAGCGTTTTGGTTTGAACTTGAAGAAGAAGGTTTAGCTGATCCTTTATTTAGTGGACAAACCCGTAGCACATTTGAAACAAGAAGAGTTTTAAAATTAAATTTAGATGCAGCAGACACCAAAAATATAAAAGCATTAGTTGTAGATACAATGTCAATGTTTAGAGCTGGTAAAGTTTATACCTATACTGAAGGAGACAGAATTAGAATTAATTTAGTTACTAGTTCGTCAGCCTCTAACAACATTATAGATATGAAAATATTAGGACAAAGTGGTTCTTTAATATTTTGTGAATACAACTTAGGTGCTATTGATTTATCTAATGCATATTCTTACCAGGAAAAAAACTTTTTTGAAATATATTCTCCAAAACAAGTTTCAGAAGATGAAAATTTAGTTTTTTATGAAGGTGGCAATTTAATTCCTATATCATCTTTTGTTGATAATACTACAAATTATTTTATATCACAAGATGGTAGTAACGCTTCTATAACTGGTCAACAACCAAATGGTGATATGCTTTTTGAAAAACTTGAATTACTTGAATATACTGAAGCTCCTTTTTCTGATGTAGCAACTGTGTCTAATACAGCCGATACAAACCCAACAGAAACTAGAGCAAATACTAGCAAAAACTTACAACAAAATGTAGTTTCTAATTTAAATAATTATGAAGTTTCTATCTTTTCTTCATACTCTACTTTTGCATCAAATGGTGATGGAGCATCTTTTACAGCAGACTCTTTAGGATTAAAGTTTAAAAACTCATATTTAAAAGCAAATCAAGATAGTGCAGATGATATAAGGTTATGGGATGGTTCTGCTACAATATCTTTGAATGTATTAAGCGGGACTGCTTCTAATATAAATATAACTGGAAAGATAGAATTATATCATGTGCAAAATGGGACAGAAACAAAAATTGGCACAGACTTTACACATTCTAGTTTAACTCTTACAGCAGCTGGAACATCTACATATAATTTTGGTACAGGTAATCATGTATTTGGAAACTTATCTACTAGTGGAATAAATAGAGATTTTAATTATGATGATGTTTTAAAAGTAAAACTAAAACTAAATATAACAATGAATATGACTAGTGGTGGTTTTGCTCAAGTTTCTCTAAGTACAACAGCAGATCCTTTACAATTAAGATTCAATGGTAATAAAAATGATGTTACAAGAACAATTGAATTTGATAATGATGCTGATGTTGGTGGAGCTGATGATTATCTTATTAGAACAATATCTAAATCAGAAAAAAATCCACAATGGAATACATCAGCAGGAAAGCCAAATATAGAAGTTACAAGTAATGTAGTAAGTAGAAAAAAGCATAACATAAAATATAGTGGAAAATATATACAAGGAACTAATGTAAATGATTTATCAAGTTTCTTTTTCTTAAATGAAAAAGAAGTTCCTGAAGAAAATGGTGCTATTAACGCTTTACAAAGAACTTCCAAACTACAAACAGAAGGTCAAGTTGTTTTAGCTATATGTGAGAATGAAACATCATCTCTATATTTAAATGAAAACATAATTGTAGATGGAGGAGGTAGTTCTTTAATAGCAAGTAGTGGTAAGTTTTTAGGTAGTATAAGAAATCTTAAAGGAGGATATGGTTGTCAAGATGTAAAATCAATAAAAGAATATAGAGGAAATGTTTATTGGTGGGATTCAAAGAAAAAGAAAGTAATAAGATATAACAGAAATGGTTTATCTCCTATTTCAGAAATTAATATGAGATCTTACTTTTCTTCACAAAATACAAGTCCTGTAGGTTACATGATACCTACTTATGATATGTATGTTATAGATTTTGGAACAAATAAAGCTGTTGGTTTTAGTGAAAGAAACAATAGGTGGATTTCTAAATATAATGGTGCTATAGAATATGGTATAGTGTTACCAACGGGTAGTTTCAAAAACTCTAGTAACACAGTAACAAAATATGGAGAACAAGCTTTATTTTTTAAAGGAACAACTGTAAAAGCAGAATCAAGTGCAAGATTTAATAGTTATATGAATGCAGCTAGTTCAAATGCTTTTATTAAGTTTGTTTTAAACACACTAACTCCTGTAGCATTAGAAAATGTATCTATATCTCAAGTAGGTTCTGATTTTGTTGATTATAGTCAATCAAATAATTTAAGAGCTTCTACTTTTGATATTGATATAGATAATGAAAACTCACAAACTACTAAAGTAAAAGACGTAAATTCATTATTAGAAAATAAATTTATATATGGTCACATTATGAGAGACTCAAATTCTAGTGGAGGTATAATAAATGGTGACTATATGGTTGGTAGTACAAACAAGGTATTATTAACCCTTACCGATGGTAATGATGATAGAGACTACAAGATAAATCTTATATCTATAGGATATAATCCATCTAGTGGTCACAATTTGTAAAAAAAAAATTAAATTTGTATAATGAGTAAATTATTAGATTTTTTCAAAAAAGGACCAGGCTTTGCGGTAGCTTCTTCAGTTTTAGGTGGTATTGGTGGTATAGTTGGTGCTTCAAAACAAATTAGAGGAGCAAAAAAACAAATAGGAAGATTACAAGATCAAAGAGAACAAGCACTTGAAAGGTTTGGTGGTATAAGAGACACTGTAACAAGTGGTTATGAAAACTACATTGAAAGATTAAAAGATTTACCAAAGCTTGAAATAGATAGAAGTTTAGCTGATAGTGCTCTACAAAGAGCTAGAGATAGAATGATTGGTGCTGGTGGTGGAAGAGTAGCAGGAGAAGAAATACTTAGAGAAGAAGCAAGAAGAACAACAGCAAATCAAATAGAAGCTGCAAGAGCTGCTGTTGGTGATGGTGCGGGATTGTTAGGAGCAATAAGTTTAGCGGGTATGTCAGAAGCAGGTAGAATGAGACAAATAGATATACAAACACAAAGACAAAGAGAAAGAGAATTATTACAAGCAGAATCTGCCTTAGAAAGAGGATTGATTACTAGAGCACAATTTGAAAGACAAGCAGAATTAGCTGAATTTGGTGCTGAATCTAGAAGGCAAAGAGACTTAGCTACTGGCGAATTAAGTTTTGCAGAAAGACAAGGACAATTAGGATTCCAAGAAATGGGAATAGAAAAAGAATATGATCAAGCTATATCTGCACAAAGAGCTGCAATTAATCAAGCTAAAGCTAGTAGAATACAATCAATATTTGGAATGGCAAGTGGTGCGGCAGGTGCAATAGGTGATTTTAAAAGAGATCAAAGAATTATGGAAAGATTTGCTCCTGGTGTTCAAAAAAATGAAGGTGTTGATTTAAGTTATGGTGCAAAACAAGCTTTAAAATTATTAAATACACCAGAGCCTCTACCTTTACCACAATTACAATTATTACCTACTATAGAACAAAGAAGTCCTATGCCTAATTTTAATTTAAGTTCGCAGATGACTACACAGCCAATGTATATGCCTTCTTTAGGTTTTCAAAGGTTGCAAAACGAATTTAACATGTATGGTTTACAACCAAGATCTTTATTAGAGGTTAATTCCATACCATTTGATAGACAGACTGTAAGAGATAATTTTGCAGATTATCTAAATAACCCTAACACAATATTTGGACGAAATTAATATGGCAGAAAAAAGTTTTAATCCTTATGGTAGTGCAATCTCTCGTACGGGGTTGTTTGTATACGATCCTACAAAAGGAGTAGATAGAGCATTAGCTATGGGTCAAAAAGCTTTTGAACAACCACTACAAAAATTAGAAGCACAAAGAGCACAAGATATTCAATACGCACAAGACATATTTGACAACTTAGGAGAACTATTAGATCAAGGAGAACTAGAACATAATAATTTATTAAATGCTGAAGTTGAAAATCTTATAGAAGAAACTAAAAAAAACATGGTTTCAAGAGGTAAAGGTGGTGGCATAACATCTTTAAATTTTAACAATCCAAATTTTCAAACACAATTACAAACAGGAATTAAAAAAATTAGAAATGGTATTAACAATTCTAAATTATTAAAAGATCAATATAATGATCTTGTTACATACCTTAATACAAACAAAGATGTAGTTTCAAATCAAATAGGTATTATAAACGAAGCAGCAGCAAAGTTATTAGACCCTAGAAATTTATTTACATCTAATAATGTAGTAAATGATTTTACAACTCTTAAAAACAATGCAATAGATGAAGTAAAATATATAAGTAGTGTTACAGAAGGCTTGTTAGATGTAACTGATAAACAAACTCTCACATATGAAGCGGTAGACTCTAAAGGAAAAAATATCACAATAGCAGGAGAGTTTAACAAAGATATATATGTTACAGATGAAATGGGTGTTATACAAAGAGACTCTAATGGAAAACCAGAATTAGACATAGAAAGAGTAAAAGCACTTAGAGATGGTATAAAAGAAGATCCTATGACTCCACCACAAGCAATAGAGTGGTTAAAAAATGAAGCAAACTTTGAACAATTTAAAGATATGATTTCTGCTGATCTTATCATCAAAGAAAGAACCGCTTTAGAAGAAGCTAATTTGAGATATAGAGAAGCAGCTACAGCTGCTACAAATAGATCAAATCGTGGTGACGAAATTACAACTAAAAAACTTTTTAACATAAGTACATCTAATGAGTTTAAATTATATGACGTAGAAGGAACAGAACTAAGTAGTAATAATACAGCAAAATATGTAAACATAGATGAAGATGACTATTTAAAACAACAAACTCTTGGTGGAATACCTATACCTAGAGTAGTAGGTATTGGTTATCAAAATGGTAAAAAAGCTTTAGTAATTAGAAGAGGAGATGATAATGTTGTTGTAACAGCAGGATCTAATTATAGTGACGCTTTTGGTACAGAAGTATTAGTAGATTTAGAGGGTAAAGATTTAATTATATCAGAACAAGATATGAATCAAACTTGGGATTCGGTAAATACTACTGCAAGAACAGATTCGTTTAAAGGTGACGATACAGAAATGTATGAGAACACACTAAACAACGCACTTGTTTTATCTAAGAACACACAATCTGTGACTCCAGCTACTTTAAATGAAGAGTTGTCAAATTTAAATAATCTTGTTGGGGAATCTATAGTAGACAACAATGATGATAATAAAGTTGTAAAAGAAAAAACACTTAAAGAAAACATTAGAGAATATAATTCTAAGAATAAAGAAAATTCAATAGGCGTTGAAGAATTTGAAATTATTAAAGACGGACTTCCCGTTAGAAATAGTGATGGTGAAATAAAGGCTAAAGTTACACCTGAAAATATAGACACGTTTGTATATGATAAAAGAAAAGGTGGTGAAAATAATCTAGCAAGTGCTTTTGACTCTAGGCAAGATTTTGAAGATTACATACTAAAAACAAAAGAAATTTTTAATTCCCAAGAATACCAAGATATGTTAAATAGATATAATAAATTTAATGAGTATTTAAATAATGAATGAAGAACTATATAACATTTTAAAAGAAAAAGGTATAAACTTACCTTCTAATCTTGATAGTTTTAATCAAATGATTGAAGAAGATGAAGAGTTGAGAAACAATTTATCTTCATTCATAGAAAAAAACAATTTAGACATCTCATTAGAAAGTAAAAAAAAAACCCTTTTTTCGGAATCACCATCGCAGGAAGATTCTTTGGATACAGAAAGTGATGATTACAACTATTTTGAAAACCTTTATGGAGCTTTCCAAAGAGGTTTTGCAAGAGGTAGTGCCGCTGAAGAAGCAACTGACGTTTTAAATCCTATAGCAGACGTAGACTATAATCAAATAGCAGAGGCAGAAAAAGATCTTAAAAGATTACAAAAAAATAAATCTAAAGTTTTAAAAAATTTTGAACAAAAAGGTTTTGGAAATTTTAGATTTTTAGGTTCTTCTATAGAACAATTAGTAGAAGTTTTTGGAATGATGGGAAGAACTGTTTTTAGCGACAAAGCTTTATCAGCAGGTGCAACAGCAGGAACAGCAGGAATAGCCACAGGGGTTGGTGCAATACCAATAGCCGCAGGATCTACTTTAGTAGCATCAAGTTTTGTTTCAGAGTTTGGATCAACATTATTAGACACTATAAGGGAACAAACCAATGAAGATGGCACACCTAAATTTGACATGACAGATGATGGTGATTTAAAAAAAGCTTTTAATGATAAAGATGTATTAACAATTGCAAAAGAAAAAGGTTTGAAAAGAGGTATACCTGTTGCAATGATTGATGCTCTAACTATGAGAATTGGAGGTAAGGTTGCGAATGCTTTAGCTAAATCATCAAAAGTAAAAAGAGCTGCTGCGGGTGTTGCTACTGAATCAATTGGTGGTGGTTTTGGGGAAGCTACTGCACAAATTTCAGCAGAAGGTAAAATAGAAGATACTCAAGCTATAATGTTAGAAAGTTTGTTAGAGATAGTACCTGGTTCTCCAGTTGTAGCTTATAATTATTATCAAGCAGAAAAAATGAATGCTGTAGATAATATAGAAATAGATCAAAAAATTAACGATATCAAAGAAAGAATAAAGTTAGAAGAAGATGATAATGTAAAAGCAAAATTAGAGGATATACATAAAAAATTGAAACAACAAAAGAATAAGAAAAACAAAGAGTTAGTAGATAATTTTAGCGAAGATAATGTTCAGGAACAAATAGAAATATCTAAACTCAACGAGGAATATAAAAACACAAAAGAAATACTAGATCAATCACAAGATGCTAGAACCAAAGAAATATTAGAAGAAGATCTTAAAAATACTAAAGAAGAAATTGATCAAAGAAAAGATAAAATTAAGAACAACAAAAAAACAAAAGAGTATTTTAATATAGGAGATAAAATAAATAACAACGAGAAACTCAACAAACAAGAACAAGATACTTACGATAATAATAAAGAAGAGATAGACAAAGTCTATAAAGAGGTTGTTGAAAACAATGATAAAAAAAATGATTTTAAAGATGAACAAATAAAAAATGAACAACCTGGTTTTATAGAAACAAATATTATTAAACCATTAAAAGATTTTTATTCTTTTAGTGGGTTTTGGAATAATAACAACGATAAGATAAGATCTTTAAATTTAGATGAAGAAAATAAATCAGCAAACCTAGATAGAGTAAGTGTAATAGCATCTAAAACATACAAAGACTTTCAAAAACTTATAAATAATGTAAAAAGTGTAGTAGACCCAGAAACTTTAAATAATATAAATGATAGACTTGTAGCGTTTGTAACTCAGTCAGAAATAGATGGTAAACTACAAACCAAAACCGAAGTAATAAAATTTTTAAATAACCTAAAAACTAAAGATGGTTCAAGCATTGAATCAAGTAAAATTATTGACTCAGTTACTAACATGAGAATACAGATAGATAATCTATCTAATATGGTATTAGAAAATCAAAACTATCAAAAAGCATATGAACAAAAAGCACTAGAAGAAGGTAAAGATTTTGTAAATCCACTTGATGTTATTAAACAAAACTTAGGTAAATATTTAACTAGAGGGTATAGAGCTTTTGGAGAGAAAAATTTTGACTTTAATAAAACTAGAGAAGAAACAAGAAGAAAAGCTTATGATAAGTTTTTTAATATAGAATATCAAAAGTTAAAAAAAGAAAACCCAAGATTAAGTAAAGAAAGATTAGGACAAAAAATGATAGCTAATGGTCTTGATGCTAGAGCACAAAACAAAGCAAACTATTTTATTGATCAGCTAGAAGCATTTTTTAATAAAGACTATAAAAACATTTATCAAAACTTAAATGATGGAATTAGCTTTGAAAAATTAGATGTTACAATCAACCCCGCAATAACCGAGTTTAGAAGCAAACTTTTGAAAGATAAAGACATAAACGTTTTAAAAGAAAGAAAAGAAGTAGATGAATTGATAAGAACATTTTTAGGAGAATATAAAGATGTAGGGGCAAAATTTGTAAATACAGTAGATAAATTATCAAAACTAAATTATGAACAAGTATTTCATGAAGATGTATTGAATAGATATGAGGGAGAGTTAGTCTTTCAACAAGAACAACCTAATACTACTTTATATGAAAGTGATAATCCTGCTAATCCATTAAATGGCAAGTATGTAGACACAGACTTGTATGAAGCCTTAACAAGAACCGAAAACTACGATGGTCTATATTATAAAATATTAGGACTTATGAGAAAGTCAAAAACAGTTTGGAACATACCTAATATAAGAAAAAACATAACAGGTAACTGGATGGCTATGATTCAGAATGGTTATTACTTTAGAGAAAATGGTCTTATAAATAATGCCACACAACTTCTAAAAAGTTCTATGGATACTTTTAGAAAAAATGGAGAAATAACTGGACACATGAAAGAACTTTTTGAAAGAGGTTCTAAGTATGGATTAACAAATCAATCTGTGGGGTTAGGTACAATTCTTGATGATGGAGCTGTTCTCATGGATGTAATAAACGATACAGAATCTAAATCTGTTAATTATTATGATAAAGGTTCTAAATTTGTTAAAAAAAATATAGACAATAGATTTCAAGAATTATATGGTAGAATTGATGATTTTTCAAAACTACTAGCATTAGATGTAGAATCAAACATTACAGCAAGGCAAGAATACGGGATTGATTATAAAGACTTATCAGATAAACAAAAGTCTATAGTAGATAACATAGCATCTGAAAAAGTAAAAAACACTTTTCCAACCTGGTCAAGAGTACCTACTTGGTATAAGAGTGGTTTTAAAGAATCAGGCAAAAAGATATTTGGCGTTGATCTTAATGTAATTCCTAATGCATTTACTAAAAAAGGATTTTTTGGTGACTTCGTTCCATTTAAACTAGAAGCATTAAGAACTTATGTAAATTCTATAAAAGAAATATCAAACACTGCTCAAAAAATAGCAGACATAAATAAAGAAATAAAAAAAGAAACTGATTCTGATAAGCTTAATATTTTAAAAGAAAGAAAAAAAGCATACGCAGGAGAATATGGTAGAAGACTCAATGGCGCTTTGATGGTAGCTGGTTCTCAAGCAACTTTAAAAGCAGCTATACCTGCATTTGTAATATCAAGGTTAGTTGAAGGAACAGAAGAAGAAAAAGAAAATAACCTTAAAAAAGCACAAGCATCTTACAATGCTATGAGAAAGTTTTATCCCGATTGGATGGATGGACATACGCTGTTAGGTGATTATGATAACATGTCTTATAATAAAGAAAAAGATAGGTATGAAATTAACACATTTGATTATAGTTTAGAGAACCCATATTCGTTAGTGTTAGACCCTGTTTTTAATATCCTAAAAGGAGAAGCAAAAAATCTAAATGAAGCATTAGGTGAAATTACAGATGTAGCAGAACCTAACATGTTTATTAAAACTTTAACAGAAGCATATTCAGGTAGAGATGTGTATGGTAATAAAATAGATGGATTTACAGATAAATCTTGGTATTTACTTAGCAACTCTATAGTTCCTCCCAACTTTAAAAAAGTAATCAATGATTATTTTTTAAATGAGACCAAAACAAATCAAAGTTTAGGAAAATCGGCAAGAGAATTTTTAATTATAAGAGATTATAAATTTTCTCCAGATTCACAATTTTCATTTGAACTAAGAGATTTTGCAGAAGACAAATCTAAATCTAAAAACGATTTAAAAAGATTTAGAGATTTATATACTTCAAGTGTTACCTTCTCACAAATAAACGATAGTAACTTTGTAAATAAAATAAGAGAAGTTATTAACAAATCTAGATTAAGTAAAGAAGAAAAAAATTATATTTTAACAGGTGGTGGACTATCATTAATAAACTACGAAGAAGAATGATGTATAGCATTGAACAACTATTAGAAGCATATAAAAAAAACAACTATAAATATTTTTTAGATAGTAAGTTTGATTGTAATTTATTTGGTATACGATCTTCTAGTAGAAAAGCAGGTGAGTTTGATGATATAGTAGGTGTCTTTTACAAAGACTATAATGATAGAGATAAAGTGTTTTGTTTTAAAGCCACTACAGATCCTGGTATTCATTGGCTTAACAATCCCCTAAGCAAAGATGGAACTCTTATAATGTTAAGAGGACAATACAGAGGGGCTTATAAATTAGGTATTCATGGAAGGACTTGGGCATCTGGAGGATACAAAGCTTTAGAACAAGTAAAAGATATGCATTATGTTAGAGATAACAACAAAGATGAAACGCTTGATTTAAGCCTCTCTAACGATCCGAAAAATATTTTTAAGGGTGTGTATAAGACAAACATACATCGTGCCTCTAAGTGGCAGAAAATACCCTTAATCGGAAAGTATAGTGCTGGGTGTCAAGTGATTCAATCAATTGATGACTTTAACACCTTAATTGAGATATGTGAAAGACAAATAGAAGAAGGCATAGGAAATAGTTTTACTTACACTTTATTCCACGAAGATGAAATTGTCTAGGATTCTTACATACGTAGCAATCGGGATTGGTATTGGTCTATTAATTAAATGCGAAGAGAAAGTAATTACCAAAACAGAAACAGTAGTAAAAAGAGATACTATCTATAAAGAGGTTATAGAAGAAAAAATAAACTATGTTCCTCAAATAAAAGAAGTAATCAAAGAAGTAGAAGTTCCTATGGTTGTGGACACTATGACTATACTACAAGACTATTATAGAAGGTATGTGTACTTAGATACTATACAAATAGATTCAATAGGATATGCGTACATACAAGACACTATAACACAAAATAAATTATCATCAAGAGACTTATCATACAACTATAAAATACCTACTATAATAGATTCTATAACTACAACTATTACAAAAATTCCTGAACCAAAAAATGAATTTTACGTTGGGGGATTGATTTACGCTAACAAAAATCAAGTAGGGTTAGGAGCTAACCTCTCATTAAAAAACAAAAAGAAAAATATATATACCTTTGGTTATGATTTTATAAATAAATCTTTACATTTATCTATAAGCACAAAGATTGGAAAATAATGCAACAACAAATAGGACAAATAAGTGACGCTGAAGTTAAAGAACAAATGAGAGTCAATCAAACCTTGCAAAAAATAAACACGCTTATGGATGTAATGGAAGGTGTGACTTCTGATAATTATGAAGGTGTTCAAAGAATTAACATCGTCATGATCATAGAAAATAAAATCATTGATCTTATTGAAGAACTTTAAAATTTTGTACTATGAAATATTGTTGTTGTGGAGAGAACTCCACTGATTATGTTTGTGATTGTGAGTGTTCTTTCCTAGATGAAGGTAATAGAACTAAATATGTTGAAAAAAGTCCCCAATGTAATATAGGAGACGATGAATGTTTAAGCTGTGGCAGTTAGAAAAAAAAGAAACTACAAAAAAGAATACAAGAAGTTTCAATCTTCTAAGAAGAGAAGAACTTATCGTTCTAAATTAAATAAGTATAATAGAAAGAAAGGTACTTATGGTAATGGCGATGGTAAGGATGCATCTCATAAAAAAGGTAAAATAAGAGGTTTTGAAAAAGCTTCTAAGAATAGAGGTAGAAAAGAAAAGTCACGTCTTAAAGGTAGTAAGAGAAAGAAAAGGTAGTTATCCCCCCAAATACCCCTTTAATTTTAATAGTATTATATTTACTTGTAAATAAATAATTAAAATGAAAGATCAGAAAGATATACAGAGTGCTTTTAGTATGATGATGAGCAAAAAGAATCCTGATGCACAAGCATTTGAGGATGATTTTAATCAGCTTTCTAAACAGGTTGGTATTCTTGGTCAATATGTACCTATGAAAAATAACGTTAGTCCTTTTATGGCTGAAAAAATGAACGAAGTTTTAGATGGGGTACACTTAATGGTTACTATGTGCAAAGAACAAAGTAACTATGAGTAATGGCTAGAAGAACTATCTTAGCTTATAAAGAAAAAAAGAGAGTTAGAAGACCTGGTGTTCATTCTAAGAATAGGAACACTAATAACAAGCAAGGAAAATATTATTCTGGATCTAAATATAAAGGACAAGGAAGATAATGTGGGCTATATTTAAAGACAAGAACGACATAAATGAAAAATCTCTAATTGGGTTTGTCTCTTTCGCCATTATGGTATGTTTTGCGTTAGTAGATTTAGCAACTGGATACTTTGGAAAAGACCTAGTAATCAATGAGTTTATTTACAATAGCTTTGTTTGGGTTACTATCGGTTCATTCGGGATTGCTGGTTTAGAAAAGTTTGCAAAGTAAAATGACAGATAATCAAAGAGACAAAGGTAGAGTTATAACACTTTCTATTTTAATAGTAATATTATTAGTAGGCATGTGTTCAAGTTGTGCTAGTGTACTATATGATTCAAATAGAGTAATAGTAACTCATGTTCTAGCGCTAACAAACTCAGGTGATACAGTAAAAATAAGAATACAAGATATACAACCAAAAAGAATGTATCATGTAGTTGGATATGACTTTGTAAGATGGCAAGATAATAGATATTATGTGCCACATTATGATCGTAATTATGACTATAGATATCATGATAGCAGATGGAGATATCATGGTAATGTAAGTGGTACTTTTGGTTATGTAACTCCCAATCCTAATGTAAATAATAATCCACCTATTATGGTAGGTAGTCAAACAACAGGAGGAGGAGATGCCCCAATAGCAAGTAATCCTGTTACGTCAGGAGGTGGTAGTTCAAGAGGTAAAAACAACTAATATGAAAGTAAAAGGAATCAATATAGACTCATTAAATAAAAGACAGCAAGGTGCTATGAAGAGACACGCTAAACACCATAACAAAAGTCAAATAAAAAAGATGGTATCTTTAATGAATAAAGGAAAGACTTTTTTAAATTCACATAAAATGGTAATGAAAAAGAAATGAGAAAGAAAAAATTAACAAGAAGACAAAGGAGATTAGATGTCAATAAGAATGGTAGGATTGACAAAAAAGATTTTTTATTATTAAGAAAACGTAAAAAACGCAAATAAAATGCCAAGAGTAGGAAAAAAGAAGTTTGCTTACACTAAGAAGGGTAAAGCAGCTGCAAAAAAGTACGCTAAGAAGTCTGGAAAGAAAATGAGAAAAAGATATTAATCTTTAAAGTATTTTCTTCTAGGGGTTAATTTTCTGTATTTATTCAATCTATCTTTAAAAATAGACATAAGTCTAGTGTTTAAAGATATATGTGTTCTATCATCTTTGAACACATGATAAATGCCATTACCAATATTACGAAGGACTATGTTATTATCCTCTATCATAATAATGGTATTGACATTCTCATGATCCATGATTTCTTTAAATTCTTTAGCGTTCATGGATTTAATCCTCATCATAATATAAATGTATCTTATATTCTTTTGAAGAAAATTGGTTGTTTGGATATATTTTTAAGTAGTTACAATATTTTTTTGAATCATCTTTAATCCATTTGAGTTTGATTAGTGTGTCCTCAAAAAGTTTGATCATCGTGATAGTGTTGCTTGGATCAAGTCTTGAGTTGTATTCTAGTTCTACGGAGTATTTATCTATTTTAGGTTTTTTATGTTCTGATAATAGTTTTGTAAACATATCACGCCACATATTCTTTTGCTTTTGTCTATATGTCCAATGCTTTCCTGCATACCAATCATTTAGTGAAATATGTTTTCCTTCCCAAGATATTGTAATCATTGAGAAATAAATTTACCTATTTTCCTATCATAATCCAAATGTGCTACTCCATCCATCCCATGTCTATTCTTTGCCACTATTATATCACAAAGGTTTTCTATGTCTTTTCCGTCCTCTGATTCAATCCCGTAATATGAGGGTCTATACAAGAACATAACAGAATCTGCATCTTGTTCTATTGCACCTGACTCACGTAGATCAGAGAGTCTAGGGATTTTATTTTCTCTAGACTCAACAGCTCTACTCAATTGGGATAATATAATTACTGGGACATTATTTTCTTTTGCCATCAACTTAATCTCTCTAGATATATCTGTTACCTTTTCAAATCTAGATTGTCCTTTGTTCTCAATAAGTTGTAGGTAGTCAATGATAACTAGATCAACTCCTTTTTTCTTTTTATTCATTGATATCTTAGCACTCATGGTAAGTGTTGTGTTTCTTCCTGAATCATCTATAATGAAGTTGTTTGTTATGTGTCCCATTTTTTTAAGGATGTTTGATATATCATATTCATTAAGCTTTGATTTATCAATAGGTCTATTCATTTCACAAACTAAAGAAACCATACGCTTTGTTATCTCTTCTCTACTCATCTCAAGTGAAAAGAACATTACGTTTCTTTTTTGTCTTAGAACGTTAAGTGATATGTTCAAAGCAAAGTCTGTCTTACCCATACCAGGTCTTGCTGCAATGACAATCATATTTGAGTTTATCCAACCCCGTAAGATATAATCAAGCTTAGTATATCCTATAGGAATCTTTGTTACATCTTCTTCATTTAAGAACTTGGTTACATCTCTACCAAAGTCTTGAACCACTTCTTCTTGTACCTTTTCGTCTAAGTTTTTTATTTGTTGAGTTACTTTTTCAGAAACATCAAATGCATCTACATCATGTATCAATTCATTGATAGCATCTTCATAAATCTTAACTTGCTTTTTGTTGTAGTGTATTTCTTTGAGTAGTAGTATTATTTCGTCTACACTATCTCCATAATCTATTTTCTCTCCAATAACTACAATGTCCTTTGATGAATATTTTCCTTGAAATGATTTAATGATAGAGATGATACTAAATTTTCTATTCTCTTTGTACTGTTTCTTACACTCAATAAATATTTCCTTACATACGGGGTTGTAAAACAGATACTCATCTACCCTAGATAGTATATTCTCTCTAGAGGAGGTAATATAAAACAAATACCCTATGATCTTTTCTTCAGGTGATAAATCACTTGAGAACTTTGTAGTCCCTTCTATATACATTTTTATTATCAATTTTTAAATCATCTTCCCATCTTCTTTGGTTAAGCCACGTAGATGGATGTGGCTGGTAATCCTTTTCTTTCACATATTGTTTTTTCCATTGTGGGAGTACCTCTTTAATCTTCTTCAAGTCTTCTTCTTTCAACTTACTAAATGCACGTTCAGCAGCTGGTCTAGATACCTTCTTTCCATAGTCATCATAAAACTCCTGGAAAGAGTATATATTACTTTTATTATTAACTTTATTATTATGGTACTCATTTTTGCGTACCCCCCCTAACTGTTTTTGCGTACCCCCCTTATCATTTTTGCGTACCCTCAAAGATAGTTTTCTCTTTGTTCTATTTTCTGTAAAGCTTATGTTTAAGTATTGTCCCTCTACTAATAAAGATATGTTTCTTGATATGGAAGATTTACTCATACTATATAGTTCTGCAAAGTATTCATTGGTTGCCCAACAATACCCTTCTTTGTTACATAAAGCTGTTATTTCTGCGTACAATAGTTTGGCGTTTGGTGTAAGGTTTTTATCGTACCTTACGTTAGCTGGTAGTATTGCATAATACCCTCTCTTCATTTCAATCCATGCTTGTTTAAATCATTTAATAAATTCTGAATGTTGGTATGGTGTTTTGCCCAACGATCAGAAGACTCTTCGTTTATAGACCACTCACATGCTTTTTTAAGTGATCTCAATAGTATCTCACATACATTAATTAATATACTTGATTCCATATCTATAAAATAAGGGGGAGAAAAGAAAAACCAAACACATTAAATCTCCCCCAAAATTATAAACCATTATGAACTAAAATGGTAAGTTCTCAGTTTTATCTGGAACAGGAGTAGAATCAGTAGTAGTTTGTTTTCCAAGCTTACCACCAAGACTAATCTTTCCATCCGTCCATAATACTCTACCGTTACCTAGAAAATTTCTAGTAACTTTACTTTCTCTTTCTTCTTTTGATTGAGATTCCCAAGCTGCAACATTGTTGTCATACTTGTCTAGTTCATCATTTACTGATAAAGTTAAATTAAGATATTTACCCTTAATTAATCTTGACTTATCTACTTTAGTTAAATCAAGAGATATACTTGCTAATGTACCCATTTGTTAAATTGTTTGTTAAAATTAATTAAATGTACCTCATCATTAATTGGTTCTATCGCAGTTGCAATGTTGTTGGTATAATACAAATTAGTCTTTCTATTTAGTTTGGACTTTGTAAAATATTTTACACCAATCAATCCACCAACTTTAAATGATGAAATTTCTTCTTGTAATGATGCTTCGTAGACATAAAACTCTAGCTTGTAAGGACTATTGTTTAGATCTTCCTCGTAAACATCAATTACTATCTTTATTAAAGATGTACCATTTACATTCCTGGTATCTCCTATCCTTGTAAGAATACCTGCTTTGTATAATGGTTTTATTTTAAAATCTTCTTTTCTTCTAAAAACCTCTGGCATAAGTTAAGCTTTGTTTTAAATTTAAAATGATTAGGTTTTCTCAAATCATTTGTTTTGTCTAATAGTTCTTTGTATTTGTTAATTGTTATTGAAAGGTTGTATGCAATCTCTTCATCATCTATATCAAGTATATTTTTTGATATATGAATCATAACCATGTATGCTAGTATGCTAGAACCTTCAATTGATTTGTTACTTCTGTATCTCAAATCTCCTTTTGGTTTTAATACTATGTTTTGTTTGATTGCGTTGTCTAACAAGAACCAATAATCATTCATTAAATCTTACTATTAATTTTTTAAAAAAAGATATGTACCCTTTTTCGTGTGGTAAAAATACCTTTTTTACATCATTATCTTTCAAGTATTGTCTAATTTTATTTCCTTGTAGTCTCTTGTCTTTGGTTAATTGACTTACATTCTTAGACAACCTATTAAACTCTTCAGCTATCTCAAGTATTTTATCATCCCCAATCATTTTAGATGTAGGGTCTATCCTTTCAAGATAGTTTTTGTTCATATACTTTTCGTAGGCAACTGAATCGTCAGCATCAGGTCTTATCTCATCAAGACCCATCCTCATTTGATTATCACTAGAAGCGTTGTTCATAATCTCCTGACCTTGTAATAATCTTTGATAAAAAAGATAACTCTTTTCCAAAAGAAAGTCAACAGTATATTGATTATATTCAATGTGATAACCAACTAAACCCGTTCCATTGATCAAAACAAAGATGTAAGAATCTAGGTCTTCGTTTAAATCTACAAAGGTTGACATGTACATCATTACCTGGTCAATGTATCCTTCAGGTAGTCCTTTGTTTCTTGTAGAGTTCCATTTATCATACACGTTTCTATCCATTGTTTTTAGTTCAATGATTGATTCGGGTTTGATTAACTTCTTCTTTTTCTCTATAGAGTTAATAACATCTTGATCACTATTAGCATCCTTAGTAACCATACCATCTACATTAGCAAATAACCAATTGATTCTTTGATTTTGTGTAGTATAGTCAAACGCTAAATGCTTTCTAAAACGTTTGTTATCCCCACCATCTATATTGACTTTATATCCATCTTTAGTATTAGATGAAGATATGTTGAAGTCTTTCATGTTTAGTAGATAGTTGTTTTTCTTTCCATAAACATCGTAGTATTGAGAAACAAACCTTAATCAATCA